GCGCGCAGCAGTGCCTCGGACGGGATACAACAGGTGCAGAGTGGCCGGATTCGAACCGGCGAGCGAAGCTAGTCCTATGACCTCGCATACCAAACCTGTCTAGGACGTCTCCTAGGCATTCACTCCACGTACAGACTACCGATTGTTAAGCGTGTTTACAGTCGCAAGCCTGTCGTCATAGTTAAATTAAATAGGATTCCTACTGAAATTACGACTGGAATCAGGCCTGAATGGCTTGCAATTCTCGCTGCAATCCGTCCCAGTTTAGGCCCGGAGGAGAAATGCCAGAGTTGGCAAGCCAGTCACGCGACACTACTGCATACGCCTCGTCGCAATACTTCTGCATGAAGGCATTCGTTACCTTGACGAGCTTGCCCCAGGTCACGATCGTGAAGGCGTCTTCGTCGTAGGCAACAGCACAGATGGCATGGCCGCCCCAGCTATTCGGCTCGCTCAGGGCTTCAGGGGCACCGGGAACGACGTCCCAAACATTCTGGGTCTGCGCCGTCAGAGGCAAAGCTACGCCCAGATAGACGCCGCCGAAATACTGCACCGATAGCCGAAGTTCGTTCAGATCGCGCGGGTTGAGCGACGCGAAGGAAACCGTATCGGTGCCGATCGACGTCGGCACGCCAGCGAGGCTCCAATACCGAAGCACATCCATCTCGACAGCCCCTTCGTCGACCTTCGGATAGCCTGACGTAGCCGCATACAAAGCCAACGTTTCAGCGTCGGTCGGCTCGAAGTCAAAGCCGTTGTTGACCAGCCAGAGTTGAATCAGGTGATAGACGGCAGCTGCGGTACAGCAACCATGGAGGTCGTTTGCAAGCATTCCCCACGACTTGACGGCCTTCGTCCAATCGACGGCTCGTGCAGCCTGCACTGACATCATGTGCTTCGACAGATGCGGCACGCGCGGGTCTGCCTTCGGCAATTGCTTGCCTAGTTTGAAATGTGCGTGCATGTCAGGGGTTCCAGTGAAGCCAGCCGAAGGCGCGCACGCCGAGCCACATCGAATTGCGCGCGAACCACGAAACGCCCGTCACTGCCGAGGCTTCGCGAAGCACGGCATCGGCCATTGCGCGCGGGACGAGATGCGACCCATAGAGGTAGTCATGGATCACAGACGCTTCGCTGGCTCGGTCACCAAAGAGCATGTAGGCGAGCGGAGCACGTGGCACCGAGGCGAAGTCAGTCACCATGCCGGCAGGTGCCGTGATGGTCATCGCAGCGACGTCAGATTGATAGACAAGCGGCGCAGTCAAGCGCCACTTACCATCGTCCTGTCCGCTGGCGTTCTCGACCCTTAACTCGGACAGGAATGCACTCACGATGCAACCGCGCCCGAAGCAGGAACGACCGGCGAACCGTACTGAAGCAACGCGGCCGACAGGGCCGTCTGGAATGCGATCAGGCCAATCTGCACAGTCATCTTCGCCGAGTCGTCAATCGGGATCAGAGCGATGACCTGGATCGCCGCAGGAATCGATGTGTTGATCAGGTTCGTGACGGTCGACGGATCGACGGATGCACTGGCGGCACAGACCGCGGCGTTATCGGTGACGAACTTGTCGAGCACCGCCTTTTGAACCGGGTCGGTCGTCATTGCGGCAACGGACATTGCAGTCGGCTGGACGACCGAGCAAGCCTTAGCGACTTGCGCCTGGAAGGTCGCGGCATTCTGGGTGACGGATGCGCAACCGGCGAAAGCGAGCGCGGCGAAGCCTGCCGCAAGCAGCATGGAGAAGCGTTTCATGTGATTTCCTTCAGTGAGAAGCGGAGGGGTTACTGCGCGGGCGGAGTAGTGGGCTGCTTGCTTGCAGAACGTGCGGCCAAATAGTTGAGCGCGTAATGCGAGCCAGCCACCAGAAGACCGGCGACCAGAGACGAAACGCTCGGCGGCACCGGAACGTGAAAGGCGAGACCGAGAGCCCATTCGACAGCGGGCATGAGAGTGGCAGTCGAGATGGCGACGCCACCGGTGACGACGGCTGAGGTTTGGTTCATTGCTATTCCTTGTCGGACAAAGGACGGTTCTTGAGCTTGCCGAGCCAGATCGCGGCATCGAGCAAGACGTCAACGTTGAAGCTGCGGAAGCTACCTAGGTGACCGAACCAGAGGTGGCACGAAACGCCGTTCTTCTTCGATTCGCAGAGCGTCACGAGATTGGACGGGTCGAGCTCAAGGTCTGGATGAAGGTGAAAAGGCCGCTTGTGATGAACCTCTAACTTGTCGGTTCCACCACAAACAGCACACGTCGGATGCAGCGCCAGGTGCTGCTTGCGCACTGTGGGCCAATGCCCCGAGCGTGCAGCAGTGATCGGATGCTTGCCTTTAGCAGCATCGACTAGGTGTTTTACGATGGGCATAAAAAAGCCCGCAGAGCGCGGGCCTCATAAGGAGTGTGACTGGATCAGGTGACCTGAAACAGGAACCACTTTCTATTCGTGGCGCCCGTGCTATCGGTGATGACGCAAGCGATTTCGTAGGCGACGCCGGTAGTTCCACCAGATAGCCAGAACACGACCTGAGTCCCTTCGATGACTCCCGCTTGCGATAGCGTGATGCCGGTCGGAACGGTGATCGTTGCCTGCGTCAGCGTTGCGCCGAGCGCCAGCTCGGCAGCCCACTCGAACGCATAGGGAAGGTTCGCTATCGGGTCTTTCGGCGAGATGCGATTGTTTGGAAGGCCAACCATGGTTAGTTCCTGGCCGTGCGGCCTGTTATCCAACTTTGAACACTCGCGTCTCAGGCGGCACGACGTATGTCCGTGTTTCTCCAGCCACCGTGAATAGACGGTTCTCTGCGTAGACGTGGAAGATCGCCGGGTTGACGTCGGCTGAGGTGATGACGCCGGTAGCGATGCAGACGTTTGGTTGCTGAGTGCTGGCAGCGGCGCCGACTATTGGCGCGAGAATGACTTCGCCAGTTGCAGTGGACGTATTGACTTGCTGAACACTCGCTGCGGAGCCCGACACTCGAACAGCGCCGCTGGCCGAACTGGAGTTGGCCGCCTGAAGTGATGTAGCCGACCCGGCGACAGCAACCACGCCCGCAGACAGCGCGACATTCTTGCTCTGCGTCGAAGCGCCGCCACCCGAGACAGCGATGCTGCCCGATGCCGCAGAAACGTTCGGTTCTTGAGTGCTCGCGGCACTGCCTTGAACGACGTTGCCGATCGCGCCCGAAGCGCTCGATATATTCGGCGCCTGGATGCTTGATGCTGCGCCAGTAAGCGCAACCGATCCCGATGCTGCCGAGACATTCGTCGACTGCAAAGACGAGCTTGAGCCGGACACACGAACAGAGCCGACCGCATTGCCGGTGTTAGGCGCCTGATTCGACGCCGCGGCACCGCCTACAATGCCCGCGCCGGCAGCAACGCTGGTGTTCGCCGCTTGGGCCGAAGCCGCCGCGCCAGATATGCGGACAGAGCCCGAGGCAGACGAAGCGTTGGCGGCCTGCGTACTTGCAGCAGAACCGACGATCGCAATAGAGCCGCTCGCCGACGCAGCGTTCTTTGCCTGCGTACTGACCGACGATCCAGAAACCGAAATTGAGCCGGCAGCAGACGATACGTTGGGCGCCTGCGTCGATGCACCCGAGCCAGTAACCGGACTAGTGCTTGCGAGATAATTGGCACTCTGCAACGTTGCGTTGCAGAAATTTCCGGCACCAGCGTTGACGGTCGTCAGTGTGACCGCAAGAGTGAGCGTTTGGCTCGCACTGTTCGCGCTATACGTCAGCGTCGTGAGGTAGTCGGCAGATGCGCCAGCCGCAACGCCAGTAGGTGTGTGAGTAACCGCAGTGGCACTACCGTCCGACAGTGTGGCGACCAGTTTCGCCGCAGCAGTATTCGCCCCGGTGTCGCCGCCGTACAGCCCCCACGCAATGACAACTGTGCGCGTCGTGGTATCGGCGGGGACGGTGAACTGGAACCCGTTGCCGACAACCGCTGAACCTGACGCCGGAGCAAAGATGCCGTCGCCGCTTGTGGCGCTGGCGGTCGGGGTGCCATCTGTCCACGTGATGCTGCGTACGTCGGGCCCGTAACCGGCAAGCGTAACGCCGGTTCCGATCGCGGTAGGCAGAGAAATGGTCGAGCCGCCGCCACTCTTTCGGTTCGGGCTCGTCGCGCTTTGCGGGAACTGAATCCAGTCAGTCTGTACGGGCGAACTGAGATTGACGGCGGATGAATTTACAGCAGTGGAGCCGGATAGGCTTCCCATGCGAGCCCCCGGTTACTTGATCAGTTGCCGTTGGTCAGCGTGAAGCTGGAGATCGAGACTGTTTGGCCGGTAGCGATCGACGCTGAGCCGGTGAAATTCAGGTCGGCGCCCGATGTGCCAACGCTGCCGTCAATCAGAGCCGTGCCGCCCGAGGTCGTGAAGCGATACCAGGTCGCCGCAGTGCCTGCGCCGGCGCCTGCCGTGCCCGTGCCATTAGCGATCGCGCCTACCGTAAGCACCCCAGCAGATGCAGTGCCGAAGGTCGCCGCGCACGTATGGGTCGAAAGAGCCACCTGCGACGTGACCGCAGTGTCTGGCGATGCGGGCTGCGTGCCGCTGTACAGGGTGAGAACAGCCGATGCGCCTGCCGCCGTCGAAATGGCGGTCTGTTGCGAGGTCTTCAGTGCAGCCGAGTACTTCAGGTTCGATGCCATTCGGGCTCCAGAAACGAAAACGCCCGCACACGGCGGGCTGGATAAGTTTTATGCGTGAGACGAATATTTGACGATTATTCGTTTGGCAGATATTTACGCGGGCATCAGCCCGGTCTCCATTGCCGTGCACAGGCGTACAGCTCGATCGCCTACCTGGCCATACCAGTCGCTGGCCTTCATTCCGGCAGCAGCGACGGCATACGAACCCCGCTGCATGGCCGCAAGCGTGTTCTTGAAGCCAAGTAATTTACCGATACCGAGGTTGAAGCACATGTTCGCAATGACGCGCTGGCGAACCTCGTCGAGCTGGCGCCACCAAGGAAGGTTTCGGTCCAGATTGGCGAACGTGTCGGCGATGTCTTGCTCGAGCAGTTGCGTGACCTGTGCTGGCGTCAACGGGTAGGCCCAGTTCGACGGCAAAGGCTTGGCTTGCAGGTTGTGGCCGACGCCGGTTGTCTGAATGCCTTTGGTGTCCTTGTACGGCCAGTAGCGCACGCCTTCATCGCGGCGCAGTTCGGCCTCGAGAAGTGTGGTGTTCATCCTTGCCCCGGCCAGCGACCATGCATAAGACCCCAGACCGCCGCCGCAAACGCGATGAACGGGCCAAACCACACAACCAGTTTCCGAAGCACCCGCCCGGTCGCCGTGAAGAATCCAATCCCACCCTTGGCGAGCTTCAGCAGCTCGACCAGTTCCTGAGTGTTCGACTCAACACGCAACGTCGCCTCAGTGTTTGCCGATAGCTCGCCACGCCAGTCAAAGACCTGTTGCTCGATCGTGCTCATGCGTTGCTCCAGGGCGGTGATACGGTCATCGCCGTGCGGGTGTGGATGGTTCAAAGGAGTGGCCCCGGAAATGAAAAAAGCCGCTCGAGGGCGGCTTATGGTCTGGTCTGAATGTTAAAAACCGCCCGGAGGCGGTTTAAAGCGGATGTGTGCGCTTTGTTCTGGTTAGTGCTGTGTATCGAACCACCATTTTGGGACGGCCACGGAATCGCCAGCTGGATTCATCGGTTTGGGAATGTCGCGCACCGAGATGTTCGAATAGCGGTTGAACGCGGTGTTGAAGGTCTCGGCGTCGACCTTGTCGCGAAACTGATTCCAGAAGTGCCATTGCGGGACGGCGGTCGTGTAGGCGATCGACTTGAACCCGAGCCCGTTCTGCACCGCCGCAGGGAAAAACTGCTTCACGAGATACCCAGTTTTCGGATCCACTGCGTCACGCATCTGCGCCATGACGGGCGTGTCTTCACGGTTGAAGATCGGCCACGCCTGCTGCAACGGGTTGAACCGGCCAATGACCAGCGCCACGGTCACGAGTGACGCGGCAAGCAGCGGCACGGCTGGGTCGATCTTCGTGTGGCGCGCGACCAGATAGGCGGCAACGGCGAACGGGATGATCAGCAGGTCGATCAGGTTCGGCCAGAACGGGACTTCGGAGCGGGCCTTTGTCAGCATCCATCCGATCACTACCAGTGAAACGAAAGCCACGATACGCGCAGGCTTTACGGAATAGCCAAGGCGTGTCACCACATGCACGACGAAGAAAAGCAGCAGCAAGCCCTGTGCGTACTGCATCCGGCTTGGGTGGACGTTCTCCCACAGCAGGAGTCGGCCAATGCTCGACGGGATCGGCAGCAGTTCCCACGCCAGCATCATTGCGAGCGCGACGCCGAGAATGAGCGAACGCCGCAAAAACACGCGGTCTTTCACCGCGGCCGGCAGGTTGCGATAGTTCGCGAAACATATGGCCAGCAGGACGAAGAACACACCGAACGTGGCGGATTCGCAGATGTTCGAATTCGGCACCAGTTCATGAAAATGCCCATCGAACATCGAGAAGGGGAACAGTTGCGAGATAGCCTGGCGCAAACCGATACCGGCGCCCGAGAAGGCGCGGCCACCCGGATACAGCGTCTTCATCGTGGCGAGCAGATAGTCCTTCAGGTAGAGCGCGGTGGTCGCAGATGCTGCACCGGCCGCGACTACTAGCCCGGCGAACGGCACGGGCCGCATCCACTCCTTTCCGTACACGATGACGAATACCGCACCGACGAAGGCCAGCGACACGATGTACGGGGGATAAAACATCTCGATCATCATGCCGGTGAGCAGCCAGTAGAACAGCAGCAGTCGGCCCCACTTCGGAATGCGGTGCACGAATAGAACAGCCATCGCCGCGCCGTAGAGCGCGAACAGCACGCCCTTGTCGGTCCACCAGAACTGTGAGTAGGCGGTGAAGTACGAGCAGAAAGCCAGCAGGACGGACGCCGCGCGACCGGCGCCTATGACCCGGAACAGGTACGTGTAGCCAAGGATGAACAGGGCGAATACGGCGAAGTAGTGGAAGGAGAATGCGTAGGCCGGGTTGACGAAGCGGTACAGCATCATCGTCGGCTTGAAGAACCAGCCCCAGTCGTTGATCGGCACCGCGAACGCGATGCGCATATCATCGTTGTAGGGCGACGTCTTGTTATAACGCTCGAAGTGATTGTTGACCGATCCCGCAGTCAACGATGTGATGACCGCCCACTCATCCGACCGGATCGGGCGAGGCTCGCCAGCCACGATGCCGGTGTCCTTTGCGTGGAGCACCTGTAGCATAAGTCCGTACGACGAGGGTGACCATGTTTGCGAGACGTACACCACGCCCAGAAGCGCAATGGCGATCGGGAGCAACCATCGAAACGTGCAAAAACGCTTGATATATGTTGGCATTGCGGTTGAATTAAGGCGTGAGAAGCCGGATGATACCGCAAGCCAACGAACCTTCCTTACTGGACTGACAGCAATGGGAAATACAACAACCCTGAAAGTATGTTTCGCATCAGCGCGCCGGAAGTACGGCACCCCGGCGCTCTGCGCGTTTTCAGTAGTCGCACTTGGTTACGGCGCGCTGATTTACTACATATCTCAAGGGGCTGGAGGCCTCTAAAACAATGTCTTATCGGCGCCGAACTGCCCAAATAGTCCCGCCAACAGTCATCGTCCCGCTGAACGTGGGAGCGGACGTGAGGAAGAGGGTTGCCGAAGATGCCAGCTTTAGCGTGAAGTTAGGGCACGGCATTTCTATGCCGGTACTGGTGCTAACTCCTAATAGAACGCGCTGACCAACAGGAGCTTGTGCGCCTGTCGTGGTAGTCAGGCCAAAATTGATCCCCGCTGTACCGCTGGAAGATGACCCTGTCCATGAACACGTCACATCCCACTGCCCCGCGGTCAACGGTATCGAAGTGACGTTCGTCAGTACGGTGCTTGTCTGCGCAACACCAGACGCCGTATTCGTGACGGTTTCCCCCTCACTCCCGGCCTGCGCGCTGTCGTTCGTCGTCGTGCCGACGATGCCCGCAGTGCTCGACGGTGTGATCGTGCTCGTCGCCTGAAGCGTGGTGAACTTGCCAGTGCCCGGCGCCGTACCGCCGATCGCGGGCGGTGAAGCGAGATACGTGCTGAACCCCGTACCGCTGACCGTACTGCTCGCCGCGAGCGTGGTGAACGATCCGGTGCTGCCGCTGATGGGACTGTTCGCTATGCCGTCCGTCATCGTGACGACGCCGGTCGAACGCGTGATCACGAACGGGTTATCAATGCTTGCGCCAGCGTCCGTATAGCGCGTGATCTGGAAGTTCGAACCGACGTTCGAACCGCTGTTTGTCACGTTGTTACGGACGACGCCCCACATCGTGACGCCACCAGTCTGCAAATACAGATCGGCGGTGTTCGCATTCACCGCGTTGACGGTCAGCGTGCCGTCGCCAGAAGCTGGCGACACCGCAACGGCACCAGTGAACGTCGAGCCCGTCAGCAATGCGAAGCTCGATCCGCACGTGAAGCCGGTTCCAGACGTGTACTTGATCGCGTTGTTCGTGCCGCTGCAACTCGGCAGCACTACTGCCGCCGGCGATGCGCTCGACGCAGTGACGTTTGCGACGACGGTGTTTGCGGCCTGCGCGGCGAGCGCGGTCGCAGTCACATTCCCCCACGCTGGCGGAGTGCTCGGCCCGGTCGATACGGCCGCCTGACCGCTCGTCGAGCCTGCCGGGTTCAGCAACTGGACAGGACTGAGCGTGACTGCGCTCGCCGCCAACGCATACAGCGCCAGCGCGATTGACGCAAAAAATCTTTTCATGGGGATCCTCCGCCGATGGTATTGCCAGTACCAACGTTAGTTACATTATTTGTACAACCTGAATAGAGATTCGATTGAACATTAACTCTAGTTGAACTCACATCGAGTTGAACTGCATTTTCCAGGGCAAAGAAAGTATTTGCTGCAATCGTGCCTCCGGCAAGGATGCCTCCTTGAGCAGCATTCCAGTAGATTCCTACAGTACCTGACAGAACTGCCGCTGCACCAAACTGGTTTCCAACAATCTGAAAGTTACCGTAGTTGGAACCTGTAATTCCCCGAGAGTTTGCGGCCTGCAGAATAATAAAATTATTCATAACCATCAACCCTGGGAAAGGTTCATTTAACTGCATCGCAGCTTGAGCGCAGTTAATCTGACAATTTGATACGATCAGTTGGTCCTGACCACCGGCTCCAAGAGGCGCTTGGATACCAATCTGACCACCCGTAAAATTACACTGGTTAACTGTTACGCCTTGGTACCACTCCAGGTATCCAATACCAATATTGAGAATGGTAAAGAAGCAACCAACAAAGTTTGCGGCGACGCCTTGGCAGCTTGCATTCAGGCCGTGGAGTATGACACCGGTTCCTTGTGTTGCGGTACTACTGCCAACAAAGTTGCAGTTGGTAAAGTTGATATTAGAAACAGCAAATGCATCGACACCAAATGCCCATACATTATTGACACCATAGCCATCACTTCCGCGGAAAGCTACATTCGTGATAGAACTCAAGCTCGACAAAGCGGGGTTGGGAATAGATGTCGAGTTCTGATGCAAGAACAACGCCGTTGCAGTGTTTGCAGTACCACAAGTAAAAGACAGATCTCTAATCTGAACGCTGTTAAATGCCCCCAGATAATTGATTCGCAAACCAATGCTAGAAGAGGGCCAGCACAATTCTGTTACGTCTAGACCAGAACCAACGATTGAGATTGAAGCTCCGACATTGGGAAAGGTGTAGGTGATTGTGGAATTGAAAACGTACTTGCCCGGAGGGAAGCAGATAATCACCCGACCAACATACTGCTCGGCCGCCGACAGTGCGGCATTGAGCGCGGCGGTATTGTCCGTCACGCCATCGTTATTGCCCCCATACTTGCGGATACTCAACGTTGTAAGATCCCCCACAAATTCGGAAGTCACCAGCTTCGTGGACCTGTCCGTCAACGGTGGTGTGATCGACGTAGGCGCATTATCGAACGTCGCGTCCTTCATCTTGAATGGTGCGCTCATACCGGATACCCCGCTGCGTTAATCCAGCCAGTAGGCGAAGATGCTTTGGACCAGATTGGAATGCCCAGCGCGTCATCGCCCCAGAATTGCCAGTCATAACTAGGTGTCGGACGAACAGTTCCGTGTTGCGGAGATAGTTGAAGTGGTCCGACAGAGCCGAACGAGGGAACGCCGATGGTGCGTACAAGTCCGCCGATTACGGCGACCGTTTGAATTCCAACCGGGATAGTAGGATTGAAGCCAAGCACCCGGCCGACCAATGAATAGTCGTTCTGAAATGCGGTATCGAAAAGCACCAGGATGTTGTTGATCGAGCCGTATGTGCCGGCCAATGTGATACTTGTGGTTGTGCCTGGGACGAATTGTGTGGCGCCAGCCGAACTCATCGACTCACTGGACACCGTTTGCGAAACGCTCACGGTGTAAGTTCCCGTTCCCCCAGCGCCGGTCCCGAGACCGGTGATCGTCGTGCCCGCAGTAATGCCGGCACCGTATAGCGTCTGCCCAATCGCGAGAGTTCCACTGGAGACCGAGGTAACCGTCAGCGTTACCCCAGAAATCGATCCGGTAAATGACGGACCCGGCGTAAAAACTTCGCGCGCCGCATTGGTGAGAGTCAGATCATTGACGGTCGCATAAACCAGTGCTCCGCTCTGCAGGATCGCCAACTTCTCCACGCCGGTCAGCGCATTGCGAGCAGGAAGATTCGCGGGATTGACCTTCGCGTTCACATAGGAAGCCAGATTTGCGGCTGGCATCGCTGCTTCTGTGCCGTTCTGCGATGCGTAATACAGGTCTGCATCATTTGGCGTACCGGCAGATGGGAATTGTTTAAGCTGCTCGCCAGTGACAGTCATGTCAGTTCCGGAAATAAAAAACCGCCCGGAGGCGGTTTATTCTGTTGTCGTCCTACGTGCCAGACGGATATGGGGGTTTGGACGGCAAGCCATTCGCTGGGTCGCCGGATGTCGCGCTAACAACCTCGCGGAGCGCCCTGCGATATGCGGTCCATGCGGGAGGGACGGCCACTCCGTTCTCATAGCACCGCAAGATTGTGGTGTCCGAGGCGTCCAGAGCGGCCATCGCGTCCGCTTGATGGGACGCCCGCGCATCCGCCGCCTGCCGCGCCTCTATCTGCGATGTGGTCGGCGCCGTAAGAGTGTGATCGATGACAGTCCAGCCAAGAGGGGCATCTAGACACGCCTGCCATTGCGCGCCGGTAATTTCAATTGCCCGTTCAATGCTTGCCGGTACAGGACTGTCTTCGCTGTCGTAGAAGGCGACAATCTCGCCGCTAGAACCATATGCCGCGAATTTTTGCCCCATTTCATTTACCGAAGGCGAACCAGTTGCAGGCGTGAGCGCTACGAATGGTCGGCGAACCATTCAGCTGATAGCCATCCACATTAAAGCCAGTCGTCGTAATACTGCTCGGCACGTCAAGAGTGCCGCCAGTCAGGACAGAAACGGAACTGGGCACAACGCCATAACAGGCATTCGGGAACGCGATCGGGAAAGGAACGGCCACCGAGCCCGCACCACTGGTGCTGGTGGTACCCCATTGGAAAATGATCCCGTTTGGCAACTTCGTGTAACCGTTGGCTGCCGCGAGCGAAGCAAATTGCCCGAGGTTCACTGCGTGATTGGTTTGGGTTCCTGCTGCAACCTGCTGAGAGCCGCCGACACACTCATACAGAATCCAGCACAGGTTTCCGCCATTGAGCAGCGGTGAGACAAAGGAAACCAACGTTGCTAGGCCATTAGTGGGCAATTCACCGCCTTGCAATGCAGAGCCGGCCAGGCCATAAATTGGCGCAGCAGTTAAACCATCCGGTGCGTAGGTAGATGCGCCCGTATTGGCATGCGCAATGGCAACTTTCTGTGCAAATCCACTGGCCGTGGGCAGAGCTGCAAGGGGCGCAGGATTGGCTGCTGCATAGGCATTCGCCGTACCTGTATCGGTCAGGATGGTTGCCGTTCTGGCAGCGGCCGAAACTGCCGCTTGCAGGTTAGCCAACAGAGTTGCTGTCGTGCCATCGTCGATAGCAGTGTGCCCACTGTTATTCACGATGAACGAAGCAAGCACGGCAGCCATGATGCTGCTTTGACGCCATACCTTGTTGAGTTGCGCCGACTGCGCGATGCCGGACGAGAAGCCGCCTGTTTGCCAGGTCGCTCCCAGGTAGGAGGCTTGCGGAACTACGTTTGATCCGGATGCCCCGGCGAATACGAGAAAGTCGTTCTCTAAAGCCATGAATGCTCCGAGCAGGCAATAAAAAAGCCGCCCGGAGGCGGCTTGCAAGATTTAAATTTGTGTCAGGCCGAAACCGGGATAACCCATGCGCCCTGATCGAAACCAGCAACGCTGGAACTCCCGCTCGAGCCGCCTATGACAACCGGTTGTCCGGCAGACGTAACAACCTGATCGCCAGCCGATGTCACGACATAGGCAGAAAGAACAGCATCGAAACCGAAAACTGGCGTATCTGGTTCGCTAGGGATGGCATAGAACTCGACCAATACGCCTGCGGGCCTGAGATTCAGATAGCCGCCAGCAAAGAGAGCGAGCGTAACGGCGTTTGGCGTTGGACCAATCAGGACGATGCCCATCGACATGTCCTGGTTGTCCTGAATCAGGATTTCATATCCGAACGCCGAGAACAGGCCGTTCCAGATCGTGTACGCGCTGGGTACTGTGCCGTCCCATGAATTCGCTGCTATGACCGCGTATAGGAGAATTCGATATGCATCATCTGGCAGAGCAACGAGGCCACTGGTCGGGTCAAATGGTCCTAGCCATGTTCCGAGATCGAAGCCGACTCCGTCTGTGTCAAGGCTGAAATACACGCCGACAATCGGCTCAGACAGATAGCGGCTTCGACCCACCCACTGCCCAACAACATCCAGTTGCACACCGACCGCAGAATTCAGGTCATACAGCGCGGGAATGCTGCCAAGCGAAACCTGCATATCGGCAAGCGGCTGAACGAGTGCAGCCACAGTAGCCATGAAATTCGGCTGTGTGTTGTGCTCCGATGTTATGAGCGAGGTGTACGGAGTGATATCGCCGCTCATAGATCAGGTGTTCAGGATGACGTTAGAAGAGGTGCACTGAGCTGCGGCGTTAAATGTGATCGGTAGATTGCCGGCCAGATACACTAGAGATCCATTATTGACTGTCTTTCCAGTCGGGATTGCCGGAATAAATCCAAGTGTTGATCCGGATACCGACGTAATTACGGCCGGAATCTCGGATGAATCGCTCGCAACGAGCGTGATGGATTTTCCGATTGAATAAGGTGCTGGATTTGCTACCGTGACTGCCGCAGTTCCTGCCACATACGGGCCACCCGTTGTCGTCATGTCGGAGCGTGCGAGATAGATGGAATCTATGTCGTATGTCTCTGACAGCGCATTGAGTTGTGTCTGGGTAAGGCCCGTTGAGCTTATTGCTGCATTCCCTTGAAGCCCGGCGGGAGCCAATACCTTATTCAGGTTCACATCCGTGCCGATCTCCAAGCCTTCGATGAATGCCGCTACCGTGGACTGGATAGATGTGCCAGTCGTTGCAACATATCCCGTTAACGGCGTGATGTTGATCACGGCATAAACCGGAATTTCTGCCAGTTGGAAAAAATTGATTGCCACTGGCACCCCGGCCGGGTCTTGCACAATGATGCTCGTTGTGCCGTAAGTGTCGGTTCCTGGGGACTTCGTTTTCTCAATTGTCGTTGCAATCGTGGTGGCATCACCACCCTCAACAACCACAGAGATCGAGTGCGCCGGTAATCCATTTGAATCAACTATCGACGTCGGATTCTCGTAAATTGCATACCGGCCAACGCCCGAGATGTTCGCCACCTTTGAGATGATCGAATTCAGTGGCGTCAGGGCGGGGAGCGACGTCGAGATAGTCTGACGTTGGCGCAGCGCAGAATCCGTCTCGACCGGGTTTCCGATGGAGGCCGCGGCGGGATTGGTAACCGACTGCCATCCGAGCGTGGGCGTCGCAATCTTGGTAACCGTTCCGGCGGCCGCTCCAATTGCGCCGGCGGTGGCGCATGTGGCAGTAACCGTCACAGTGCCAGTCACAGGAATCGTGACGGAACCCGGCAGATTCCATTGATTCCCTGCTGCATCCTGGACGATGCCGCTAGTGATGACCGTGCCAGCCTGTCCAACGATAACTACATTGACGGTCGAAGCAGTCGCAATTTCTCGCTGAATGCCGTTGATCTTGACGACGCTAGACAGGCCAGTGCCCTGCGCGTAACTGGGCGAAAATGAGTTGTAGACGGCAATCGTGCTTTGATTGCAATCATTGATAGCTTGGGCGAATGCCGCGAGGAGCTGTCCATCCTGGCTATCTGGCGTTAAGACCGCGTCGCTACCATAGATAGACCAGTATGTGTTTTGCAGCGCGGCGAAGATGTCGTTATAGGACGGCGCCGAGATACCAGTCGCATCGATCGTACATGCTAGTGTTGCCATCAGAGCGTCGCCGTGATTGTCGTTTGCCCGTATCGGGTATTGATCGTTGCTGCTACTGAAAACTTGCGGGTCGTCGGATCAAAGGTGCTGGCGTAGTCGACAATCTCAGTCACACCCTGCGTCTCAAGGATGATTTCCTGAATCGCAATGTCTCGGGTTGCTTCGGTTCCGTAGCCTAGAATCTCTGTGCTGTACGGAACACCAGTCGTCGTATCGAGGAACCATTCGCCGGCGATCAGTAGCAGGCGTGTCTGAACAGCCTGGGCGACCGTGGCCGGCGTATTAATCAGGAAATTGGCTTGCCCCTGCCCAATCTGGTAGTCGCCCGAAGCGGACAGTTCTCGGTATCTCATTTCGTATGGGCGTAAAAAAGCCCACCGAAGTGGGCCTATGTTGAGAAAATCAATTGGGCGGCCCAGTGTTGCCGCCTTGCGGGTCTGGGTGCGTATGCGTGCTGTCGATCGCCTTCCCGTTCGATGTAACCGAACCAATAAAATTGATGATTCCCGTGATGGTTGCCGCGACACCACTGGCAGTGCTGCCCGCCATACCAGCGAGCCACGTAAGCAGGCCCTGGATGGTCACGGCGCCTGTGAACAGATTCGTCGGAGCATCCACCTCAAATCCGCCCGGCGCAACGATCTTTACCTTCTGCGTCGTCGGGTTCAGATCGAAATAGGTCGAGCCGTCATTGCTTCGGAGTTGCGTCGAGTTTCCGCTCCAGCCGCCAATCCTCGTCGCCTGACTGAACGGACCCGGAATCGCAAACCCATCCGATAGATCATGCATCCGCAGTTCAGCTTGAACCTGAATTCCGCCGGATTGCCACCAGGAGTCGATGCAACGTGACGAGAACACGATCAGCGCTTCATCTCCCTGAGTGACCGGGAAGGTGAGGGTGCAGCCGCCTCCGCGCGGGAAGCAGACCGGGACATCCACAAGTAAGGGGAGTTGAACCCAGGAGGTGCTACCATTCTTTGCGCGGACGAGTCCTTTAATCGCTGGCTGCGCCGTGCAAGTTATGGCGTCTGAATCGAAGCTCTGGATGATCGCCGGGAGCGCTGTCCAGATACCCGCTTGATGCCCATCGAGAGCGATTCTCAACGCCTCTTCATGGTCGGCTGAGCGTTCTGATTGGAGCATAGAGAGATGAAGATTTTGTTTGCCGCAATCTTGATCGCGGGGTTTTCGAATGCCAACGCATCTGGCCTCGATGATCTCGAACCAAAGCCGTCCGCAATTCCTGGGTTACCGGATCTGAAGAGGCCTGTTTTCCTATCTCCTTCGTCTCTTGTATGCGGGTACAGCGATGACATCGTTGGTGCATCAAAGACTTTCAGAGCGAACGCCATGACGCCACTCTTAACGTCTTTACTACAACAGCGAGGCTGTGCATTTTCCGACAAGGCCACGAAGGTGCAGATTGAATTGCCGGATGCCAGATCAGAGCAATACTTCTTGCAGAAACAATGGCGCTACGTCGCAATCATTTGGCGAGGCGGCAGTGGTCAGAGGTGGCTCGGATATACGATGATCGACAATCTCCACAACTAACCAGCAATCTGCACCGACTCCGATGCTTGGGCCGTTGCATCCACTGCCAGGCAAATCAGGTCTGTGTACCACTGCTGACCGCGCGTATCGCCCTCAGTCTCGCTGACAAGAACACGGTAGAAGCCTGCTGCTGTAGTTTGAGCTGCCGCAGATAACCCCGTGTAAGTCAAACCCTGCTGCACGACCGTCAGCGTATTGATGTCGGCCTGCTCAATCTGGACAAGGCAGCCCACACGAATCAGTGGGTTAAGAAGTGTTCGAGCCCGCACGCCATCTGCTGTAGCTTCCGGGATTCCAATAAGGCCAGTCGTCGATGAAAGCTTCACCGCCTCGCCAGGCCTGTAGCCTGTCACCGGCACGATTACAACCTGCCCGTTCTGGATGCTCCAGCGGAAACCGTATTTGTTCGACCAGTCTCGAGCATAATCGCGGCTCATTCCCCACAGCACCTTGCCGCGGGCGAGAGATTGCGCGGGGATGCCGCCGACCAGGCCATTGACGTCTGTGGCGTAAGGCAACTTCCCATCAGTCGAGTTCTGCTGGAAGATTGCGGCCAGAACCTGCTCCGGCGTGCTGCCAGCCGCGATCGTCTGATTCAGCAGGCCAAAGTTATAGAACTCGTCGCCATCGGCCGCCCAGATGTCGAGATACGAGTCGACATTGCGCTCACGCCCACGCATGAACTGCTTGATGGTTCCCTGAAACAGAATGCCGAAGTTGCCGGTTTCATATCCGGCCTGAAGCGTGATCGTCGTGAACTCACCCTGAATCTTTCTTACTGTCGAATCACTCAGGTTATAGACGCGGACATATAGTGTGTTTGGCGATTGTGTATCGTGCTGGCGCGTCTCAAACTTGAAGCGAAGTTCGGACAGGTCCAGACCATCTGTCCCGGCAGAGACTATCAGAGTCGCTTTCCGTCCGAATTGATCGCTCACGAGACTATCCAGTACAAGTGGCCCGTAGAGCCCAAGTCATCAAAAGTTGGCACAACATCTGGCGCATTGTCAGTCTGTGCCACCAGGCTCCCGCCGAACCCGAGATATGCGTATTGCTCAAGCAGATTAGCGCCCGTAACCATCGGGATTCCGCTAATCATCGGTGTGCCTGTTGCATCTGCAATATCAATCACCCAGCATGCCGATACCCAATTCCACTTGACCGTGAATTTATACGTCACGCCAGACAGTGAGATGTTGAACGTCTGCGGCGTTGGCGATAGCGGAATCTCGTAATACGTCGTCATGGCAGGGCGGATACGTTGATGTTGGGCGTCGGCACCGGGTAGGTAGTGCCCATATCAGATACTGCAGCATTCTTGCCTGGATCAGCCATAACCGATGAATCGGGGACGGTCACGGTTTGCGTCTGCGCCATCAGAATCTGTTTGCAGCCGATCCGCACAATCAATGAGTTCTCGGCCTCCTTGTCCGTCGTCGTCGACAAGGACTTTATCAGCATGTTCTTGTAGGTGCGCTTACCGGTGTAGATCGTGAACAGGGTTCTAGCCCGGTAGAGCGTCAGCAGATTGCTATACGCCTGCTGAACGACAGATAGGCCGCCACTAAGCGACGTGAGCGCCGTGGCGACTCCAGATACGGCCTCTGCGGCTGCAACCAAAGTTCTGGCAGCGCCGTTCTGTGCCGCGGCGAATCCAGCCAAGGCACCTACAGCACTTGTCTGATTGGGGCTATTGGAAAACCCGTATGTCAGAATCAATTCTGCCGGCCTCACGAAGGCATGGTCGGCAATGACCGTGCCTTGCTCGACAGGATGCTCAGTGACCTCTAGCTCGTCCTGATGAACTTCCTCGAGAACTGCCTGAGCAACAATTGCCAATGTTCCATCCGCAAGGGACATACCGCGTTTTGGCTTGATGACCAGCAGTTGAAGCCCAATCTGAGCGCCGGACTCGAGAAATCCTAAAGCGCTCATTGAACCGCTCCTGCGAAGTTTCTAACCATATCGCCGTTGACGCGGCCCTGTTCCCCGAGAACAGTGCGGGCCGTGCCGTGCGGATCCGGTGAGCCGTGGACGTGAATGTCGGTTTTCTGTTGAATCGTCACCGAACCACCAGCAGCCGATGCAGATCCAACCCCCAACTTGCCATATGCCGATCCGTTCTCGTGGGCAAAGATAGCCTGCGACAAAGAACCAAGCTGGCTTCCATTCAATACCTGATCAGGCGACAGCCCTAGCTTTTTTGCCACATCAGCAATGTAGGCCTGAGTATTGTTTTCATTGCCGGGCGCCCAACGAGATATGACTTTGCGAATCGTATCGAAGCCGCGTGCCGCATAGCTACGGAGCAGCGCCATCGTAGCCTGCATCCCGGTTTGCATATCAGCAAAGATCGCAAAACCCTTGTCATCTGCGCCGATGGCACCAGCGCTGTTTGCAAAACTGCCGGACCGAATATTCCCGGGGTTATTGTTACGGATACCGCGGGGCGATGATGAGGTGGGCGGCAATTCAATAACGGCGCCGAATGATTCTCCAGCTTGCCCCGCCTGAGATCCTCCAAACAACCGCTCAGCCGCCTGGCGCTTCTTCCGAATCCAGGCAATGAATGGGCTATCACCCGTGTGATATCCATCTGCCGGTGTAGCAGTGCTGCTACCACCAAAAACACTTGCTATCTTCGCGATGCCGCCAGCAATATTGCCGATGACCTTGGCAACTTCCCAGGCCTTCGAGAGAAAGACATCGACGTCTTTGCCGACCTCATCCCAGTTGATCTCAGAGACCCACTTCGCCACAGCCTCAAGGGCCGTTGCGATCTTCTGAGCCACCTTATCGGCGTTGCCTGCTTCCCACCGCTCAAACTGGGCAACGATGGTTTGCAGGACCGGTGCCAGATGCTCCTGCAGCAACACCCAGAACAGATGAACGTCGGACAGCAGATCGCGGATTGAGTTATCGAAATCCGTTCCTGCCTGCGCCGCCTGTTCCGGGTTGATGCCGAACGCACCAAGGTTAGCTCGATACCGGTCCTGGGCCGCCTGAATCTTCGGCAGTCCATTTTCTAGCATCAGCAGCGTATCGGGATCGATGCCGAACAGGCCTGCATATTGCGCCGCGATGTACGGCTGCATCTGCTTCATCTTGCCGACGAAGCCCTGGAACTGCTCGAGGGGGCCGTTGCCGGTTACGCCTAGCTGCTGGAGCAGCCCGTTCATGCCGGGATTCAGCCGCAGAGTGCGCGTGAAGCCTTCGAGCGACGTCTGCGCCTGGTCGGCAGTTAATCCGATCTGACCTGCGGCATAGCGCAACGCCATGAGGTTGCCGACCGTCTCGCCTGTACGCTGCGATGCATAGTACAGGCGCTCCATCTCTCCTGAGATGATTTTGACGCCGGCCACAACTGCGCCGGCTGTAGCGACAATCGCGGCACCAAGTCCCATCACCATCTTGGTGACGGACGCCAGTGAAGCGGTGAATTTCTTCAGGCTGGTTTCATCGGTCTTGTAGCCGATAGAAACCATGAACTCCCTAATGACGTCTTCGTTCATTTCCGGCTTTCCATGTATGCCTGAATGCGGCGCTCGTTCTCGTTTTTAACGCTGAGCGCATCGACAAGAAGCGCGATGTCAGCCAGATCAACAGTTCCGTCGATCAATGATTCATACTTGATCAACCCCTCCATGACAGGCAGAAGTAACCAGTCTTCTCCATCTGGAAGCGAGGCGAGGCTTACGCCACTCAGGCCGCCACCTGAGAAGTCAGCGACGACCCTGCGGGAAAAAAACTCCCGAGATTTCCCTGAATGACGGCGACGGTCAGTTGCAGCATCTGCGCCATATCGATGTCCTGAAACATCAGGCCGCCGTTGCGGACCATGACGCTGGCCCACTGGTTATTGCTCTGGCGCTGGACGGCGGCGAGGCATGTGTCGATCACGTAATCCGTGTCTTCATCCGACATCTTCGACAGCGCTTCAGCGATCGGCGCCACCAGCTCGGCAAATCCCTTAGATTCGCCTTGCAACGCACCGCCCAGGCCTGCGAGCAATGGAGCCAGCCGGCGGGCAACGTGAAACTGCTTTTTGGCATCGAGGCGGCCGATTCGGTATTGCTGCCCGCCAACGTCGATCAAGTCACTCATGATCAGGTACCTGCAGCCAATGCAGGATCCACGATGCCCGCGTTAAATTCCCATTCGATCGTGCCGGCTTCCTTGGCGTAATCGTTCTTCGGAAACTTGGTAAAGGCGACCAGCTGACAGGTGTACACGTCGCCGCGGATCGTGTCCGACGCGGTGAATATGTTTTGCCCCCAGTTGGCCGAGCTCGTGCGCTGGAAGTTGTACATCGCCGACAAAAGGGCGTTCGTTGACGAAGTCTTCTGCAGGCGAATGGTTAGCTTGCCAGCCTTGCTCGCATTCAGGCTGTGCATCGGCGTCCCGTCTGCGCCGATCTTCATGTTGTCGGCCTCTTCGGTGAATTCGACCGAGAAACCTTCTTCTGCGATGCCCGCGCCAGATCCCAAGGAGATTGCACCACCAGGGCCGATCAGCGAGGCATTGAAATTCAGAAATGAGTAGGTTGCCATCAATGATCCTTACTGGTTGACCGTGATTGCGATATTTGCGCTATGGATTGCGCCCGCTTCCTTGGCTGCGATCTGGAATGCGACGGACTTGCGTGCCGCCCGATTAGCCTGGTTCTGGGTAGCGATCGGAGGTGCGAACACGTAAAAGCCCTTCGGCATGTAATCGCCTTCATTCAGCGTGCCGAAGCCCGACGAATTCCACGTACCAGGAGCCAGGAAGCCGTTGGTCACGTACTGCGCACAGACCTGCTCCATCGTCGTCAGGATCAGGTGATTGCCAGCGTCCGTTTGCGGGATCTTGGTCGTCGACGTGTACAGCAGGTTGAACACCGCGTTCTGGATGTCGATCGCCAGGTTGTCGGCGCCCATCACGGAATCGATGAAGTCGCCAGAGCAGCACACGCCCTGCTCGATGATCGCGGTGTTGTTGTCGTAGGCCACAAACACGTTGCAGTTGAATGCTTCGAGCGCATTTGCCTGCGTCGTGTTGATGTTCTCGGCAACGATGCCCGGCTCCTGCTTGAACTTCAGCGTGATAACCGTGTTGTTGCCGGTATAGTCCGTTGTCAGGATGCGGGCGAGCAGCGAGACGGCGGCATAGGCATTCGAACTCGAGTACTGGACAGCTGTCTTCTTGTAACCGGCCAGCTTCAGCTGATAGGCAATGTTCGTCGTATCGCTCGCGACCAGTACCGCCGCCTCCTGCGTCGACACGCCGTAGAAATGCTTGGTCGTCGTTGCTTCGATATACGGCGCGATCAACAGGTGATCTGCATCGATTGCGGACGGAACCGTGACGGCATACCATTGCTGGCCGTAGTTCTGGTCGAACAGGGTAACTGCCGACAGTGCAGATTCAGCAGCGATGCCTTGCGAGACATACGCGCCGGACGATGCCGCGGTCATGCCGAGCATGGCCGAAATGTCAGTTCCACTGCCACCGGTCAGTGTGGCGCCAGAAGGCGTAGCCACCGATGCGGCCAGCGTGAACGTGTTGCCCGCCGCGCCGGGCGTCTTGTAGACGATCTGGAGCGCTGTGCTCGCCTGATTGACCGAGTAGGTCGCCTTGGAAAGGTTGACGTCTGCCGACTGGTTCAGGAATGTGACGGCGTTCGCAAGCGTCGCCGCAAGCGTCGCGCCGATCAGGATCTGGTTGCCGGTCGTCAGCGAAGTGACGAACGTTACGGCAGTGCCGCCGATCGTGATCGTGGCTGCTGCGCTGGGATTCACGGCGAACGTGATCGAGCCAAAAGCAGTCGGCGCAGTGGCGAAACTCAGAGTCGACGCTACACCGGTCATGCCATCCGTGATTTGGAACTGCTGGAACGTCGAATTCCAGACGCACGTCGAACCTGCGACAGCCGCAGCCAGAGCCGTCTGGATTAATGCCGCGATGCCGTTCAGGTTCGTCGACGTGCCGAAGCTGGCCGGCGAGATCGTGTAAGGCGAGCCGTTGATCGTGATCGAGAATGCGGGCGTAGTGACGGCATTCCACGCGGCTATCGATTGCTGCGCAGCAGACAGGGTGGCGCCGAACAACTGCGCGGCCACCGCGGTCTTCGCCCAGCGGCCAACCATGACCGAGGCGGGCTGGGGGGCCTGCTCAAACCACAGGACGGCAGCCTTATATTCCTCGGCGCTCGTGCCGAAGTCGGTAGCCAGATCCGCAATATCGGAATAGGTGCGGAAACGCGACACAGGGTCGATGACGTTCGACGTCCCGAGAATCAGCAGCGTTGAGGTATTTTGCGACTGAGCAGCGCTCTGCGTGAGGGTGATCGTCGCATTGACCAACCGGCTGACTGGAAGGGTGTTCGCCATGTGTGCGTCCCAAAAGAAAAAGCCCGCTTAAGGCGGGCTCTGAAATTTGCTAAGAGAGGGGTTATTGCTGGACGACGATGTCAGTCGTTACGCTATCTGCTTCAAGCGTCCCATCAGCCGACAGGATGTTCAGGACCGGGTATGCGCGCACCACCTGGCGGCGTAGCCTGAGATTCAGGTCATACCGCTTTACCCATTGCTGATTGATGAGTTCCGGCGCGGCGGTGATCTTCTTGGCCTCAAGCACATCGAAGCCGGCGCCCATCAGCGCCTCGCGATTCTGCGCAATGTAGAGACCGTTTCGCGCGAGCTTTGCATAGCCCATGCTATTCGGGCCGTAGAAACTCGCCAGCACATTAAGCGTCTCGTGCTGGTAGAAATTGTCCTGCCCGTTGCCAGATGACTTATGAATGACCGCGGGATAATCGTCGGGATCGTCCTCGGTCAGGCCAATCGCGCACCAGTTTTCAGTCGGTTCAGGCTGTTTTGGAACGGTGGGTTGCCAGCGCGGGCGAACCATATTCCCTGGCAGTCCGGTCAGACCTACGACAAGTTGCTGGAATACAGCGTCAAGCGCAGCGTCTTCAAGCGGAGGCGAACTCGACAGCGGCAGGATGTAGCCGCCAGTCGATGAATCGTTCATGTCATCCTCCCGACAGCGGAATCAGTTCGCAGTTCGCCGCAGTGAAGCCGATGCCGAAACGGGACCAGTCTCCAACATTCGTCACGGTGTAACTGCGACCGTTCCACGTCACTATGTCAGCGTCCTGTCCATTGTCGCCAGCCTGCAGCAGGAAGCGGCTATGCACGGTGATCGAGCCTTGAATGCGCGATCCTTCTGCCAGGCGCATCAACAGGTCGCCCGTATTGTTGGTCACCACGCCATAGAAGGGCGTCGATATTGCGCTGTCCGTCGCGATGCCGTTGTCATCCACGGTCTGCGTTTGCCGCGCACAGACGAGGCTATCCACGAAATCCGGATCGAGCAGGATTTCGGAGACGTCTAAAAGTGGGGGCATGGCGCTATTTGTTTCTGATGACGTGCGTGACTGAATTGCGTAGTTGCGCGGTATCCACAAGAGTGTTTTCACGCGTCACGCCGCGGCGGCGCCTTGCCTCGAGTGTTGAGTCGGCGAGCTTCGGTTGAATATTGCTGTTGATTTTGGCTTTGACTGACATCTCTGCGGTCAAGCCTGCGGCGGTGAGCGCTGCATCTGCGCCGGATGGATTACCGCTTAACGCAGCGGTGGCGCCTTTCTTAAGGCGCTCCGCGCATTGAGTCTGGACATCCTGCACACCCGGGACAAGCCACGGCCGGGCGGGGATGTTCTTCGCCGGCGATCCCTTGTCGAGGATATAGCCGATCTGCGCATTGCTGATCGGCGCTTCCTTGCGCTCTGGTGCGCTGTCGGGGATGCCAACCAGCACGTCTTTGCCGGAGAGCCTGTTGATGGCGTCGATGATGGCCTGCATATTATCGACCGTCATCGTTGCGCCAGATTTCATGTTGCCTCAACAATGCCCGTTGATCTGAAGACCCCCCGCGCCGAACATGCGGGCGAGGCTTAAATACCGAATACCGTACGAGGTAAGCGCCCAAAATCCTGCGCCATCTAGCGCCGCGGCGCCCGTGTCGTAGCTCGTGCTGACCTTGTCAACAGCCTTCGCAGAGGTCGGTCCGGTCATTGTGCCGGGAACGCCTCCAACTGCTGCAGCAGTCTGGTCGCGTACCGACAGCGCCAGATGGTGCGCCGTAACCAGCTCGATACCGATGTTGGTCAACTCCACCCATCGGTCAGCATTGACGAGCGATGTAGCCACCGTCAGCCACGTCTGGACCAACGAATCTGGGTAGGTGGTCGCGTCCGAGAACTCAGGAAAGTCCGAACGTAGCTGGGCAGGAGTGACGGTCATGATTTAGCGGGTCGGCCGGGTTTTCGCTGTTCTACTTCGACAGCAGGCGCTTCGTCTGTGTGATGCAGCACGAACCAGTGCGATTCGTACTCTGCGGGGATCGTGTCGCCAGCCTTGAAGTACAGCGGCCGGTAGTCGTCGCGGGTCAGGGTGAAATCCTGATTGGCGATGCGGGTCATATTATGCTCCGGGAAATCGCCGGGAGACGTCGTGCTAGACGTCTCCCGGCAGCCGCTTAGATTCCGTCGCGGTACGAGACCGTGGTCGAGTAGCGGAATTCAACTTGACCGAAGCGCGCCCAATACGTCGTGATCTGGTACAGCGAACGATACTCAAGCGGCGTACGCTGCAACTCCGTCATCGGGTACTGGACGTACTTCTTGTCCTTGTTGTACGCGACCATACGGTCCACCGTGCCCAGCGTGCCCGGCGTGCCGCCAGCACCAGCGCCGATCAGCCACTTGAGCGGGAGAATTTCCAGCTTCGTGCCCGACTTCGTGCAGATGTTGTTCTCGAGCAGATACGTCAGGATCGAGTAGTTCGCTGCGGTGTTGACCATCGTCGACGCGAGGTAGCCATACTGTGCCGGCGGGATCATCAGGCGGTTCGGCATGACCTTCCAGCCAGCGTTCGCCCAGGTCGTCGTCAGGATTTCGTTGACGTCCTTGAGAATTTCGGCGGGCGTCTTGGTCGTCCATTGCGGAGTGGTGCTCGCGCCGTTCGCTACGTTGCTCGGCGTGATGATCGACGAGGCATTGACCAGACCAGCCGTGCCAATGGTTGTGTCGCCGAAATAGACCAGGTTGTCCAGGTCCATGTTGCGCTTGAGGTTCATGGCTTCAACCTTTTGCGCGTCAACCGGCTGGCCGAGGGCTTGCGCCTTCACCAGTTCGGGGACGGTGTACTTGACCTCAGCACCCCACAGGCGAACCTGTTGTGCGGTCTTGCCGATGTCGAGCGACGGTCCCGCGATCGCGTTGCCTTCGTTCGAGATCCAGTTGATGCCGCCCGGCGTCATGCCGCCAGCCATCGCGAATGCCGAGTTCGTGAACGAAGCGAGTTCGTCAGCCGGCGAGACGTCCGTGCGGATGTCGATGTCGCGCGACCAGGTGAATTCGACCAGCGGCTCGTTGAGCGTCTGATCCAGACGTTCGAGCTGGCCGACGAGGAAGGCACCCGTCGAGTCAAGCGTCGCTTGATCGTAGGTCATCATGCCATCGGTCGTGAAGTGGCGAGCGAACTTGCGCGACGCTTCAGCGATCTCCCGGCGCTTCAGGAATTTTTGAACAGACATGTCCATTGATTTATTGCTCCAGAAATGCAAAACCCCGCCGAAGCGGGGTCTCAGAGGCGATTGGGCGCCGGGAATTTAGATGTTGACTGCGACTTCTGTGATCCCGTATGCGTCAGCGGGGCCAGTGAAGTACCAGTTCGACGGCATGGCGATCGTGTTGGTCGTGTCCGAGGCGGCTTCGAAACCACCAAGCGGTTTGCCAGCGGACGGCGTGGCGACGCGCACATACACGGTGCCGCCCTTGGCCGCAGTGGCAACGCCACCGAGCGAGACCATCACATAGCCGCGCTTGAGGATGTCAGTCACGCCAGAGGTCGGCGGCGTCGACGTGCCAAGCGGGTCGGTACCGTTGCCTTGAATCGGATAGGGGCGCAGATTGACGCCCTGCACGAGCGCAGCGGTGTCGCCTGACAGGTTGATCGGCTGCACCTTGCCCGAAACGTACTTGACGGCCACGCCAAACACGGTCGGCGGCGTCGCCGAGTCGATCAGCTGAGTCTCGATCGTCGCGACTTCGGCGCGCTGAAGGTCACCGGCGAAACCAGCCGGCATGCGGAATTGATAAGCTTGCAACGAGGGCATGTCGGCTCCTTACTTACGGTTCGCCCAAAAATCGGCGTGGATCTTGTTGATGTCGGTTGCTTCGGATGCTGCGTCGGTCGTCTTGCGAGCGACAGTCTTGTTCTTCTGCTTGACGAGTTCCGACGCAGCGTGGAAAGCCATCTTTGCAGCGTCACAGGTCATCTTCGACACATCAGCATCGCCGGTGATCGCGCGTACCAGATCGGCGTTGTCGGTGGTCAAGGCAGTGCGCAAAGCACGGCGGCGCAACACGCACAGTGCGTCTGCAGTCTTCTTGCCATCTGCCTTGGCGTCGAACGTCGGCAGCTTCACGCCAGGAGCGAGGATTTCAGCACGCGCCTTGGCGTCCTGGAATTCGTCGCGGAACGATGCGGAATCGTTGGTCGACTTTTTATCGTCGTCTTTCTTTTCCTCTTCGCCATCCGAGTCTTCGGTCATGTCTTCATCACCGTCGCCGTCCGACTCGTCGTCCTTGGTTTCTTCCTTATTTTCTTCCTCGGTCGAATCCTTGGTGAGAGCCTTGACGGAGCCCTCGAGAGAAGTGAGGCGTTCATCGAACTTGGTCAGCACGGCCGCCAGGTCTGGGCCTTCGTCCTTCGTTTCCTCCTTCTCGTCATCCTTCTTGCTTTCCTCGGACTCAGCGTCCTTGGTTGGCATGTGGATGTGGATCGCGGGCATGTTGCCCCCGGCGCCGTCCTCGTCGTTCACCTCTTCAAGCGCTTTCTCAAAACCTTCCGAGTCACGCGCCATAAACAGCTTGCGCATCTTGTCCGAAAAGGACGTAGCGCCTTTCTTTACAGCCATGGGTTCATCTCCCAAAAGTACTTTCGAACTGTCCTGGACACTACAGACAGGGCCACAGCGGGCGTTCTTCACAAGCGCCACGTGGTTTCCCACGATTGATGCCTGCCGCGCCCGCCCAGGCGCGATTTGCTGGTATTCCGCGTCGTATCCGCAGGAGATTTCCTTCAGACCGTTGTTACGAATTTCGTTGATGGCGCCTTTGTCGGTGATCAGCAGATCAGCAATCAACAGGTGGCTTTGGTCGCCTTGTCCACGACGGATGTTGTGCGCAGCGCCTTTTGACAGGTAGGCCCAGTTATCTGGCGTCACAGGCTCGTCCGGATGGTTGAGCGTCACCGGCTTGCCGAGAAAGCTGGCGATCGTTTCCGGAGCGAACACCGCATCTTCGTCTCGCTCGACAACAATCACGCCGTCCTTGTCTTCAATGTCGGGGAGTTCTATGCCGACATAGTCCTGGGTGCCGGTACGCGCAATTGGCACGGCCTCGCAGAGCAGATAGCCTTCCGGAGTGAAGGACTGATGCGGCCCAAGCTGCTCTTCAGAGAAGAATCCGCTGGCCGTGATCGAGTCTTTCGTAGGCGTGCGTTTGCTCACGCACGCTTTGCAGTCGCACGCATGGGACATGGGGTATGGTCGTAGAAAGACCGCCCATAACGGGCTAAGTCATTGTTCGAATGCGAGAATTTGCGTTTATGGCGGGTAGGGTTATAATTGGTCCTTGAGACCCCGGACGTTCAAACCATCCCGCCCTGGCAGCGTGTGAGGTACGTTACTTAAACGGCGGTCTCTTTTTATTTCACCAGACCGTGATCGTAATAACGTCGGCCGTCCGAATAACGTTTCACGGTCAGGATGGCGTTGTGCTTCTCCCCGCCGATCTCAATCGTCGCGTGATATGTCTCGACGGACAGAACGTTGACGTCACCGCGCTTGTCTGACGCGGTCGCTACCAATTTCGCATTTTCAAGCAGGGATGGGATCGCAGGGACCGTTCGCACCAGCGTATCTGATGCGCCGGAAAGCGTGTGCTTGACGCCCTTGCGAGTGACTAGCACATCATTCCCAGTCGCCTTGTTCTTGAACGACTTGCCAATGAATCCCTCGGCATGCTCCAAGGCCTTCTGCCGCAACTCCTTCATGCTAGTGAAGTCACCGAGCTCGTCGCCTTTCAGCGATACGGCTCCACTCGACGCAGGGCCACCACTTCCAAACTGTCCATTTCCCTTGCGCGGATGCTTCTGCTCCTCCCAGCTCGAGTCCCGAACGTGGAAATAGATGTGAAGCGATTTGGGCATCTAGTCAGGAATGATGGGTTCTGCCCAGCATCGGCAGTTGTATATGCAGCCGGGATTGGCACGTGCTCCGGTCCGCTCATCGGCGACGGGAGGGTTGAGCCACTGGAAGACGCGGCCGTTCAGCTTTCGGTGGTCGCTCCGAACGTCCGAATCTTCGGATGTGTGCCAGATGTACGAATCTGAACCGATAGAGAGGGCGCGCGCCTCAGTAAGTGTTGTGGCAGTACGCGACACTTCGGTGCGTGCAATTGTGTTGGCGCGACTCGCCGTCACCTCGCCGGTGCGCATGATCTCTTTGGCGAAGACGCTCGCGCGGGTTGAGTCTTCGATGCCAGCGAGCGTGAGATGATGCACACGCTGCGCTGCTTCCCGCGGAATGCTCTGAATCAGATCAACCTGCTCGGCTAGGAGCTGACGCATCACAACGCCGGTCGGCGCATTGCGAATTTCTTCCCGAAGACCCCGTGACAGGTCTTTTGCCAGCACCTTCCACGTCTGCTCATCCCGCAGCGCGACATCCATCAGCATGTTGCTGGCAGTCTGCGTGGCCCAGCCCTTGAGCATGTCCGCGTAGGCGTTTAGCAGGTGCTCGATCGTCGGCACCTGGCTCATGTCGCCGGGTGTGAATGGCTGGATGATGGATCCGACTTGCTGCGCCACCTTGCGCAGTTGCGAGCCGTACCGAAGCTCTGCGCCTCGCGTCCTGACCGGGTTGCGTTCGCGCTTGCGGTCAAGGGTTAGGATCATTTCTTCTTGCGAAAGCGTTTGAGCCACGAAACGGCAGAGCCGGAATCGCCAGTCAGAGACGACATATCAGGCAAGTCCATCTCGCCGGGTGGCGGGGCGTTCTTTTCCTGTTCTTCGGCCTCGGCGATTGCTTCGTCCGTGATGCCGCCGAACATGCCGGTATTCGGAGCCGATGCTTTCAACTCCTTCATGCCGTCACTGATCTTGATGAGGTTAGCGTCGACCGCGGCAGTGACTGCCTCAACAGTCGACTTTGCAATCTCCGATTTTTCCTTCTCAGACATTTCTTGAAGGTTCCGGAACTCGAAGCCGAAGTCGTCGGGCAGCGGCTTGCCAAGCGACGACATTGACATGACAGCGAATAGGCGCTGCAGAGGGTTTCTGAGCTTGCGCTCCTGATTCTGCTTGACCTTCTCATGCCACTGCTTCATTTCCCCTTCACCCGTCGCTCCGAGACCGGTAGGCGACTGACCGAACAGCCGGGTGAATGGCATTCCGAGTGCGCCGCACAGTTGCTGCGCGAATTGAAGCAGCATGTCTGACAAGCCGGCGAACGAGTACTGATGAGCTTCAAACTTGTCTTTCCCGTCTACTACCGTGATGCCTTCGTTTGTTTGCCCTTGCCGGATGAACTCCATCTGCTTATGAAGTGCTGCTAAGGCTGGACCACCCATTGCGATGATGTCTCGCAGTTTGTCGACCGTCATCGTGCGGAGGTGCGCTTTGTAGATCAGCTGGCCTGCACCAACAGATGCGCTGTCGAATGCAATCAGACGGTCCCACATCGGCTCGAGCACCGACAGACCCCAGCCGTTCTCAGTGACACGCTGATAGAACGGCAGATCCATGCCATCCAGACGGATCGCCCGGGTGTAGTGGATATGTGCCTTGGGGATCGCCGCATAGTCCGCAATTACATCGTAGTAGACCGGGCGACCCATATCGGGCCCGTATTCGGTCACTACGTCGCCGATCGGCGGGCTGATCATCCAACGATCCAGGACGAGCAGTCCTTTGAACTGATCCTTGCCGACAGTTTCGGGCCGCAGCGGCGTCGATAGATCTTGTCCATCGATCAGCATGACAGCGATACAACCGCCGTACAGGTTCGCCCACTTGCCAGTGTCGCACAGCGCATCCCAAACAGCCATGCGCATCAAGTCCTGATCGAACCTGGTGATGTCCTCCGGATCGATCCCGGAAAACTCAACGCCCGCTCGCGTCATGTCTTCGGGCAATGCATCAACGGCTGCGCGAACGATCCATGAGCCGCGATAAGCCGCCTCCAGGTTGATCCGGTTGCGGCTCTGATACGACAGCGTGTACTGAGATGCAGACGACTGGTTATTCGTGCCCCAGCCTACGTTCGCGGCGAAGTTGGTGAAGCTGTCGTTCGTGCGGACCGGTTGCGTCACGCCAACCTTCTGATTTCGACGTGACTTGGACATGCTTGAGTGAATCCTTTCTTGTGGCTCGCGAGCCTTTGGAAGATTTAGCCTGCTAACTTGATCCAAACGTCTAGTTCTCTACCGGCCGGCTGATAGCAGATCATCACGGAGTCGGCCAGGTTGGGCGACATTGTTCCTTCCGGTGCCTTGTCGACGACTACCTTGCCGACCGTATTGATCGTGTAAGTCGGCTGCGACAACTCCATCGTCAACGGGACCAGTTCCTCGAGCTCGGAGTCGATCGATATGAGGTCGTCTGGATCGAATGCCATGCCCTCAACCACAGCGCGATAGGTCGTCTGGAATCTGATCCTCAACGCCCACCATGCTTGAGCCTTGGCGTTAGCGAAGAAATCCTTGTTCTTGCGCTCTTTGACCATCTCGCCTTCTGGGTCATGGACGGCGCCGGAGCCGCGAAATGGCTCGTCTCTAACCGGGTACTTGCCGGCTAGAGCGCGCTGCTCATTGATTACGCGGGCATCGCCACGCACGCCAGCACCTAGGCCGTCAGCGTCGTAATCGAACGCTTCGTACCCGCGCTCGTCGCATATTGAAATGGCTCGCTCGACCGTCGAGAAAATGTCGCTACCTTTTCCAGACCATGACTTGATGCAATCAAGCAGAAATCCGTGCCGTCCCGCAAAGGCATTCTTGTCCTTGCCTTCATCGGCCACATCGAGTGCGCCGCGACGACTTCCGGTCGGCTCAATGCCGAGCTTTTGGTGAGCGCCAATTGCCGCTTGCACCCACTCGGAGGGGATCAACACTCCTTCGGTCGAGGCAGCATAGTTGATATCGATTTCCTGGGCGACCGTTACGGCGTCCAGGACTTCTCGCTGTTTCGCATACCAGGCGTCATCTTTGCGTGGGTCATCGCGCCAATGGAACGTGAAAACCTTTATCTTCCCACTGTGCCGGCGCTGTGCAAACGAATTCCCCATCCCGTTCGGTGTGGAGATGTCCTGTCGACAATTTGTTGTCGCCGACAGTGAGGCGTCAACCAGTTGCGGACGCTCAAGGAACGCCGATTCGTCGACAATATAGAAACTTGCCCGATCCCCGCGGCCAATGCCATCCCCTGATTCGCCTGTAATGACCGAGCCACTGTCAGGGAAGATGATGCGCATGTGCGGAGCATGGGAAGAAACGCTCCACGATCCTCGAAACTCGGCCGGCAGCAACGACATGAATTGCCGCGCCTTCCAAAACAGCGACTTTGGAGATCCGATCTTGTCGACGTACTCTTCTTTGCGGGAGCCGAATCCAACCACGACGCCGGGGCTGAACAGGCAAACAGTGTCGGCTAGCGCCACCGTGAGCCACGACATCCCCATGTCGCGCGTCTTTTCTGTGATACCGGGCTCCTGTGCCTTCCAGCGCTCGAGGAACCAGACGATCCACTCTTCTTGCTTCGGGAATAGCAGGAAAGGGATCTGGGCAGGCAGTCCTCGCTCGACATTGCGAGGGTCAAACGTCATACCCCAGTCAATGATGAATTGCGCCGGATTGTCCCGGTAGTACGTCTTCAGCGCGGGAACCAGTTGCGGCTCCGCGCGAATGCGCCGTAGCCGCTCCGCCCGCCACTCGAACACCTGCACGTAGTCAGGGTTGCGGAAGTCAAACGGAAACGGGATTGGCATGTCATGGATTCATCAGCCGCGCATACAACTTGGCCGCCTCGATCGGATCGGCTGCGGTGAACTGTTTCGGGTTGTTGTCGCCGTCAGGTGGCTCGCTGCCGATGTTGTAAGCCTCACGCTCTAACCCGATCAGCGTCTTCAACGAGTCCGACAGCGACTTCATGGTCGACGTCCGGCCACCTAGCGACATGGCCTTCGTGTAAGCCTCATACAACTTGTCGCGCCCGTTGTCGTCCGGTTGCATCATCAGGACGCCCAGTTTTTCGTACAGGTCGCGATGCTCTGTCTGATGCTCCAACTCGGTCAGCAGCGCCATCACCAGTCCGCGCGACTTGGAAATATCCGTGCGGTGCGCCATCCGGATATTGGCGATGATTTCAGCGTTCGCCTCGACGATAAGCCGATCGGTAACCACCTTTTCCGTGGATACCTGACTGGATACCTCGCGCTTGGATACCAGCGCGTCGGCCTTCGCCTGTATGCGTGCGGAGAGATCTCGCTCCCATCCGTCCCGCTTGGCGCGCTTGTTGATGGCGCCGTGAGTGATTCCTTGGGATGCGGCAATCTCCCGCACCGACAACAAGCCGGCCCGGTAGTCAGCTTCAATGCGCTCCCAGTCCGGCGCGGCTTTCTTTGGCTGCGCCATGTTTAACCTTGAGTGTTTTGTTTCTTGCGGCTCGCGGCCGCTTGGAGGAATTTACTCAAGCCGCCTCAAACATCTCCGGACATACAATCGTCCGCGCGACCTGCCCATATCGTTCGTGGTAAGTCACCAATGCCGCAGCCCGCTCCGAGATCCACCCACCGCGCGCCGAATGTGCATCTCGAGCGGCGAGCGTTGGGTGCTGCGTGACGGTCATGCCAGCGTACTCTTTCTCGTCCACATGATGACGGTGGCCGCAATGTGCGT